ATGTCTTAAATTCAGGGTGTAGGAAGCCACGCCAAATTAATGGCGAATTTTTTCATTTCATATTTCGGAACTACTATTTAACTTTCGTGCGCCATCTGGTCGTATTCAGCGCACTGCCTGGAACAATATTCCTTTTCTTTGCGCGCCAGTTGCGAGCCGTTGAGATAGAGAAGGGTGTTTTTTACTTCTTTGCCTTCATCAATGGATTTGCGGCAGTAACCGCATTGTTTAAGCATCCGGATCTCCTTTCTGCGCCAGCAGGTAGCAGAGGCGGCGGATTAAAACCTCAATCCGGTTGAGCGGGACGGCCTGCTGTCGAGCTGGTTTACGTGCGAAATCAATCATTCTCACCCTCGTTTGCCTTATCGCCGGCCAGCGGAACGTTTATCACCTGCTGCGCGTTAACCTTGCCATCTCATTCCGGTCTTCGTATGCCCCGGGCGGCTACTTCGTGGGCGTCCTGCCTTGATGACTCGTTGCTGCGTTTGATAGGTTAAGTATTATCGATTAAATCGATATATGTCAATTAAATTTGATGATTAATTTTACAGGGAAGATTAAGAAAGCGAGATGTGGGTGAATTAATGACATAAAAAAACCGCCAGTTAAGGCGGTTAGTAGTTTTAAAGCTGGTTTAGCGAGAAGGAGGCTCGATTTTTCTGCGTCTTTGGTATTCAGCCATGAAATCGTCTAGTTCTTGAAGTCTGGCGCCTGCCAGCTCAATAAAACGGTCTTGTTCAACAGTCGGTAGCTGATCAAATATTTCTAAGAGCCGCTTTTGTCGGTCATTGAGATCTGTTGGACCACCTTGTGTTAGACGTTCAGGCACATCCGATTCCTCATCATCCTCCATGAAGAACCAATACAACGGCTTACCCGTGGCCTTAGGTAACAACTCTAAGATATCTTTTCGGGGAAGAATGCCGGACTGACACCAACCATTAACTGATTGAGAGGTAGCGCCGACTCTACGACCTAACTCAGATTGGGTGATCCCAGTCTCATTAAGCACTCTTTGTAAACGCTCTCCAAAGTTCATTTTTCGTTCTCGCACAATTACATGGTTTCATTATACAGATTTTTTCTGTAGGTATAGCTATCGAAATAATTTGACAGTATCGATTAAATTTGAATAATTGGTTGTATCTTCACTCAATGAGACCGACCAATGAAAGTAACTGTTCAACGCAAGATCCTTTCCGTGTGTAGCCAGGCTGAGTTGGGACGCCGACTTGGTCGCCGTGCTCAGACCGTTAACGGCTGGTTTAAAAACAAAGTTCCCGGCGAACTTGTAGTTCGAGTGGCAAGAGCTATTGACTGGAAAGTCACCCCACACGAACTGCGTCCTGATCTCTACCCAAACCCAACCGATGGCTTACCAAGCCAAGAGGCATCAGCCAAATAACCATAGAGGATATTTACCCATGGAGAACGCAATTGCACGAAAGTTAGACCCACCAGAAATCAACCCGGTTGAGATAGAGAGTGTCCTGCTCAACCGGCTTGCATCAGTAGGGCAGAAATCATACGCCGAGCATATGGGCATCAGCGAGTCGACAGTCAGCAGGCGTAAAGCTGAGGGATATTTCTGCAACATGGCGAAAGAGCTGGCTTTTCTTGGGATTCAGGCCGCGCCACCTGAGGCGGTACTGGTATCCAGAAACTATCTCACAGCTGTAGAGATTCTTGCTGATGCCGGGCTAAAGGCTGAACGAGCCAGGCCGGATGCGCTGGGGTGGGACTGAAAATGACAGCAACCAAAAAGGCGAAAGCCGCGGTGAGGGGTCACCAACGGCTTTCTGGTGCAAAAACGGTAGGTAATTGCGGAGATGAGTATGTCAAATACCGCTGAAATATACAAATTCCCTGCGCCGGTACCGACGCAACAGGAGTGCCGTATGGCTGATCTGGAAAATGGCTATTTACGTTTAGCTAATCAGATCCAGGACGCCTTGTGTATCGTTGAACTATCGGGGCGTGAGTTCCGTGTTTTGAATGCGATTATCCGGCTGACTTATGGCTGGTCGAAAAAATCAGATCGTATTGCCAACAGCCTCATTGCAGATAAGACAACACTGAAGGTAAAGCACGTATCCGAAGCGGTGCTGAGTCTTGCCTATCGTAACATCATTATCCTGCGCCGTATTGGTCAAACAAGATACATAGGGATTAATACAAACCTGGATAAATGGGCTTATTCCAAGCCACATTGCTCAAAATGTCCGGTGTCTTTTCCTGATGATGAAATTGCCACATGGATTATTTCTGTACCCGAAACCAGGGATAGTTATCCCCGAAAAGGGGGAAGGGCATCCCCGAGAAAACGGGGATAGTTATCCCCGAAAAGAGGGAAGGGCATCCCCGAAAACAGGGAACACCAAAGACATTATTCCAAAGACAAATATAAAAGATCTAACCCCCTTTAATCCCCCTAAGGGAAAAGTGAAGTTTGATCCGTTGAGTATTCCTGTTCCCGAATGGCTGAATGCTGCGTCGTGGAACGAATGGGTCACCTACCGCCAGCAATCCGGAAAGCCCATAAAAACCGAACTGACGGTAACAAAAGCTTTCAGGCTTCTGAAGGAGTGCCTGGATGAAGGCCACGATCCGGTAAACGTCATCAACACAAGCATTGCCAACGGCTACCAGGGACTATTCAAACCGAAGTTCGCTCTCAACGACCGAAGAGCTGGCAGAGATGTGAACCACATTTCTGCGCCAGACAAAACCATTCCTACCGGATTCAGGGGGTAACGATGAAAAACGTAATCGGTACTGGCAGTGCGCTTGATCGCCTCAAAAGAATTATCCCAGCCAGTGTGCAGCCGAAATTCTCGACTGCTGATGAGTGGCGGGCATGGCAGGAAGCCGAAGGGCGTAAACGCAGTGAAGAGCTTGACAGGATGAATCAGAAATCCCGCACCGAGAAGATTTTCGAGCGATCTGGCATTCAGGATCTCCATCGTAGCTGTACGTTTGCTAACTACGAAGTAAGCGGGGAGGGGCAGCGAAAAGCGTACACGATGGCAAAAAGTTATGCCCAGAACTTCGGTAGTGGATTTGCGAGCTTTGTGTTCAGCGGTGGTCTGGGAACCGGGAAAAACCATCTTGCGGCGGCAATCGGAAATCATCTGCTGGCCGGCGGTCATAGCGTTCTGGTGGTAACCATTCCTGACCTGATGCTCAGGGTTCGTGAGTGCTACGACGGTGGGCAATCAGAAGCGTCCCTGCTTGATGACCTTTGCAAAGTTGACCTGCTGGTACTGGATGAAGTCGGTATTCAGCGCGGAAGCAGTGGTGAGAAGGTCATTCTCAATCAGGTTATCGATCGCCGTCTCTCATCGATGCGACCTGTTGGCGTTCTGACGAATCTTAACCACGAGGGGCTGTTGGATTCACTGGGCGCGAGGGTTATCGATCGCCTCCAGATGGACGGAGGGATGTGGGTGAATTTTGACTGGGGAAGCTACCGGAAAAACGTTAGCCACCTCCGGATCGTGAAATAAGGGGTTAAAAATGGCCCGACCTAAAACACACAGAGAACGGATGATTATTCTTGAGCGGATTATCGGTCTGGTGAAAGAGCAGGGGCGCATCACGACGAACGACGTCGTTGCGATGTTCGGCGTGCACCGAACCACGGCGGAGAAATATCTGCAGATCGCGTTAGTGCGCGGAGGTTTCATCCGCCACGGGCGGTGCGGCGTTTTTCGTGATCAGCGGGCAGTAATTGATTATGACCTGAAGCGTTATAGCTGCAACAAGACAACCGGATTTTCAGCGCTACCGGCACTGGAGAAAAGCCAGGTAATGCAGGTTCATGGAGCACCCAAAATGAGCATCAACAAGGGGGGAGTCCAATGAGCAACATCGACAAACAGGCAGTAACAGCAAAAACAAAAGAACTGGCATCCTTCATGGTTGAGCGATTCAGTATGAATCCTGTCAGCTGCAAATTGCTGAATGAGGCATGGGAAAAAGAATTCCCTGACGAAGTGGCTATCGCTGAGCGAATGCTGGCGCTGCTGGATGAGCTGAAGCATTACAAATCTCGTGAAGAGCGAGTTACAAAGCTGGTTCTGGATAACTCGACAAGCTGGGACGCTCTCTACAAGAAGCTGTAAGCCGCAGAGCGCCAAAACGGATATCTACGCGAGCAGCGTGACGAATGGGAGCGCAAGGCAATCAGTAATTTTGAAGAGTGCGCGGAAATGTCGGCACGAATTGAAGAACTTGAAGCCCAGAGGAAGCTGGCTTTCACTGCCAGTAACCGTTGGGCGGATAAATTCAGGGAAGCAGAGAAACACATAGCAGAACTGGAGGCAAAACTTGAAACTGCCGACAGGTTGCAGGATGGCGCATTCCGTTCCGGCCTGAAAGCCGGGTTCAGCTATGGGCAGACAGATGACCAGTCCGGGTTCATGCAATGCATGTCTGCATACAGCCCCCGCGCTGGCATCAAGGTTAAGGAGTGAGCATGGCTACTTTGACGAAACAGGAAAAAGCTTGGGTAAAGAAACTCAATAAGCTACTGGCGGAGTGTCCCTCAAATCGGATCGCGTTTGCGACGACTGGCGATTGTGAAGTATCGCTATTTGATGTGACGCGCTATGACGAAATTTTTGATGAAGTAGAGAAGGGGAAAAGCGAATTTATCCCTTCCGCTATGCGTATCGGCGCAACCTTTAATGAGTGCCTGACATTCCCTAATCAGGTTGAAAGCACGGCAGGCTGAGGGCTAACCCATGACCACTATTACCAAAGAACGCGCAGAGCTTAAGGCGTTCATCGCTGGATTCCTTTCCGACCCAGCGCATGATAATCAGTCATCACGCAGCATGACTGCTGAAGTGTTTCGTATCGCGCTGGCCTCGCTGGACGCTGACCAGCCAGTGCCGGAGAAAATACCAAAAGGTCTGGCGGGTCAAATTGTCGGGCTGCTGGCGCACAATATTGGCGATAAGCTCCTTGCTCAGAAAATATGGAACGCCTGTCGCGCCGCCATGCTCAACGGAGGTAAATCGTGAAACACCTATATGCCGGTCCTGTGATCGGCATTAATGAAAAATCAAAAAATACGAATCAGTGATTTGTAATCAACATTTCTTAGGTTTGTAGATATGCGAATAATAACCAGGAAGAAACCTGCGTTCACTGACCTGTACCAGACTGGTGTTCTGACGCGTATAGCAGCCGTTAAGACTGACAGTGGCGGCTGGCGCCTGTTTGGAGTGTGGCGTGATCAGGATATCGCTGTATTTGTGGAAGCGGCGCGCGGCGGCATCCGGGAATGGTCCGGTTTAAATTATCTGGCTGAGTTTGTGTTCAGTTGCGGCATTAGTCTCTGGGAGGTTCACAACAAGACGGATCGGAAAACTCCGGCATGAAGTGTTGCGTCATAACCCGCTGCGGCGGGTTTTTCGCCTAAAATCTGATATGAAACAACATGCTAGCTTTTGCAAAAAGTGCTATTCACCTCTTGAATATTCTTTCTAACAGGCATACTGTGTTTATATACAGTAGTTAAATGTAGAGGGAATTATGAGAATTGAACTTGTTATCAGCCGGACAAAACAGCTTCCGGAAGGTGCCGTTCCTGCGCTTGAAAAAGAATTAATTACCCGTCTCCAGAATCAGTATGAAAACTGCAACTTAACCATCCGTCGAGGCAGTCAGGATGGTCTGAGTATCGTCGGTGCTGCTGATGGCGATAAAAAACGTATACAGAGCATCCTGCAGGAAACGTGGGAAAGCGCTGACGACTGGTTTTATTAACATTGCGCTTAATGCTGGCGCGCATTTTTCAGAATACCGCAATTTGCGTATCCCTTTGATGCTGCTGCCGACAATTTTTAACCGCGTCTGTACATCGCCTGAAGGGAGAACAAAAATTGAGTAATTCAGCTTTGCAAAAGTCAGAAGATAGCTGGTATGACATTGTAAGAAGATCTGATGGCTGCGTGGTGTTTAGCTTTCCATCATCAGGCAGGCATCTTATCTATCGTGTAAATGGCATGGTATCTATGCGTCCTTTGCTGGATGATGAAGAAGTTTTTACTCCCAACGGTTTTATGCATTTTATTCGCCGTCTCGGCTACTGGGTAACACCACCTTCTGATAATATGAAATCAACGGCCTGAACAACCGTTAACCTTCTGCGCCACGGAGAATACCATGGCGCACGAATTACAACTCATCAAGCAGTCATCTGGAATTCTGATCCCCGCAACGCCGGAGACCAGTGATATTCTGCAATCAAAAATCAAACTCGGCGCCGTGCTGGTGGCTGAGTTCCGTCAGGTGAGGAATCCTGTATTCCATCGCCGCTTTTTCGCGTTGCTTAATCTTGGGTTTGAATACTGGGAACCCACCGGCGGCGCCATTTCTGCCAATGAGCGCAAACTGGTAAACGGTTATGCAAAGTTTCTCGCTGCATATGGCGGGAATGAAAGCGCATTACTGGATGCGGCTGAACAGTATCTGGAACAGATTGCAAACCGCCGGGTAACAAACGGGATTAGCCTGTGTAAATCATTCGATGCCTACCGCGCATGGGTGACGGTTGAGGCTGGTCACTATGACGCCATCCAGCTACCGGACGGCACCCTTCGCAAACATCCCCGCAGCATCGCTTTTTCCAGTATGGATGAGGTCGAATTTCAGCAGTTGTATAAATCTGCGCTTGATGTTCTCTGGCGCTGGATTTTATCACGTACATTCCGTACTCAGCGCGAGGCCGAGAACGCCGCCGCCCAGCTCATGAGCTTTGCGGGGTGATGGCGATGAAATACTCCTGGTTCCATCATCATGACTGCACAACCGAGCAGGCCGACACGCTGATATCGGATTATCAGAAGCGGGGCGTAAGGACAGAAAAGAGCCTGAACCCTGACTTCATTACCTGGACTGTCAGCGCGAAATTACCTGAATATGCACACCGGGTGCGGACGCCAAAATCCTTACGCCAAAAGGTCTGGGGGTGAACATGGCTAAAT